GTCACCCACTCGAGCGTGTCCGAACCCGACCATTGCGGAGCGAACTCCACATCCGGCCCACCATCCAACCCCTGAAGGTCATCAAGAATGTCCGCCACCCGCTGAAAGTTGTAGTTCTCATACACCGCAGAGAAGCTTCCGGACTCCACCAGCGACGGCAACACCACAGGAAGCGGGTAGATCGCATACGGGGCACCAATCGGCCCCTTCAAACCCGCATCCAACACGAGACCAACCGCAGACACCAACGACTTACTCGTGATCGTCAAATTCCCCGGAACCAAAGACACATCCGAATACCCCGCCACACCAAACGGATACCGGTACGAAAACCACGACCGAATATCCGTATGCTGCACCGTCAACATCTGCGTATCACGGTCATACGGACGCCCCGTCACAACACCCGCATACACCGGAACGTCATCCCAGCACTGCACCAGAACCCGGTTCCACGTCTCCGTCAACGCACGCCACGTAGCCCGCGAGTGAAGACGATCACCCAGCGAGAAAACATGCGACCCCGACTGAGTCACATTCAGCCGACGCGACCACGAACCCCCAGCCGGCTCAACCTCAAGCTGCTTCTCCCCGGTGAGCGTGTCACAAAACCAGTACGACCACGTCACGGAACAACCACCTTCTCCGGATCAGGCGCCCACAACTGGATCTGATACTCAGCAACCGACCCGTACACGAGAATCCGCAACTGCGGCTCCCCATACCGGAACACGGTTGCTGTCTTCGCGCCCTTCGGAGTCGTCACCGTCAGAGTGTCCGAACCCCCGTCCTCGAGCAGCGCATCCAACGCATCCAAAGCGTCCTCGAACGCCTCCTCATCGCCAGTCCCCAGCACTTTCCCGGAGAGCGTGACGATACGACCCGAGAGGTAACCCGGTGTCGCGAACTGCCCGTCGCGGTTGGGGCGGTCCACATACTCACGACGCATCGACGTGCCACCCACGAACCAACCATCGAGTCCGTTTTCGCCGATCGTGTACGTCGCCGAAGCACCGCTCTGGAACGTCAGCCCCCCGATGGTCGCCGTGATGCTCATGAGCTCCTCATCTCGAACTCGAGGCTTCGCGCCGCGGCACGCCCGATCTGCTCTTCACTCATGCCCGGCTGCGGGTAGATGTTCTGCGTGATCTGCTGCGGAGTCCGCCCCGCCCCACCGCCCCCTCCGGAATGGAGGGAGTCGCGGAACGCATACACGGCGTGCTGACCACCCATCGCAGCAACATCAGCCGCCGTCATCACGTGCTCACCGTCAGACAGTGCATAGACCCCGGCGCCGTCGTCTGTCGGCCCGCCAGGACCAGAGATCGCACCGCCGCCAGCGCGACCCGGAAGCAGAACTGTCCCCGTACCGACCGGAGCCGACTGCCCCGTGACCGCAGCGCTGAACGTGACCTGACGGCCGTTGAACGACCGCAACCAGTCGTTCAGCTTCGTTGACGCCGCCTCAGTGTGCACATTGACGAACGTCTCGATGTTCTCCGGAATCAGCCCCAGCTCATCCGCATAGTCCTCCGCAGCCTGCCCCGTAAGACCAAACTGCTCCAACTGTCGGATCAGTTCCTCGCGGCCCTCCTGGACAACCCGTCGCGCCTCTTCCTCAGAACCCGTGAGCTCATACGTGGACGCCGAGAGTTCCTTTGAAGCCTCCGCAAGATCAAGAAGCGCATCCTGGTTGTCCCGACCGGCCTGCTCGTTCAAATCCAGCGTCGCGCCGTTCTCCGCCACCGACGCCGTCAGGTCATCAAGGGACTGCTGCAACTGCGACTGAGCCTCTTTGACGCTGATAGTCGCAGACCCGAAGTTGCGGATCTGGTCAGCGAGCCCGTCGACCTCTTCACCCGTGATCTGAGCCTGACCCGCAAGGGCGCGCAGTGCGTCCTCGTTCTCCTTAGTGGACTCCTCAGACTGCCCAAGAGCGAGGTCGAGGAGTTCCTGACCATCGGCAGCAACACCAGCCGCGGTCGCCTGATCGGTCAGAGCCGACTTGAACGCTGGCATCTGATCCAGCAGAAGCAACTGCTGTTCCTCGGTCAGGTTCGCCGCATCCGCAAGCAGACGGAACTGTCGCTGCGCCGCAGGCAGATCCGAGTCGGCGATCTTCCCGAGCTCGGTACCCAGCAGTTGCAGGTTCGAGATCGTCGAGTTCCCGATGATGTCGCCGGCACCTGTGGCGCCGCCGCGGTCCAGCACGGCACCCAACTCTTCGAGTTGTTTCGTGGCGAGCTCGATCCCGGACCCGCCGAACTTGCCAGCGGACGAAGCCAGAAGATCCACGGCGTTCCTTGCGGACGTCACCTTGTTAGCGACAACCTCAGCCTCGGGGCCGATGTCCTTCAGCGCCTGGGTGAGAGCGTCCAGCGCCACAACACCGACCGCGAGGCCCGCGATCGCACCGCCGCCGACCTTAGCGATCATGCCGAGGCCCTTAGCGACAGACTGGGTCCGAGGGCTCATCAGATCGAGCGCCGCGTTGAACTCCGCAACCTTCGGAATCAGCAGCAGGTAAGCGCCGTAAGCGATCCCGGCAGCGCTACCGACAGCACCAAGCCAGAACACGGCCTGCTGCCCAGCGGCAGGCATCTCATTGAACTTGTCGACGAGGTTTGTGAGGCCCTGCGTGAAGAACCGCAGAGGCCCATCCGCGGCCTCACCCATCGAGATCAGGGCAGTGTCAACGGCGCCGTTCAGCGCTTCCCAGTCGCCCTTCAGGTTGTCGAGTTTGGTCGCCGCAGTCTCGGCCGCATACCCTGCGTCGTCAACCTTCTCAGTCCAGTCCTCGATGCCCTCCGCGCCCTCTTCGTAGAGAACCGTCGCCCCACGAATAGCATCCTGACCGAAGATCATCGCCAGAGTGGTCTGCTTCTGCTCGTCCGTCATCCCCGCAAGGGACGTCTCGAGCTCGCCAGCCAAACCAGACAGACCAATGAACTGGCCCTGAGTGTTGTACGCCTCGAACCCGATCTCCTTCATGAGATCGCGGACTTCATCAGTCGGGTTTGCGAGACGTAGAAGCATCGTCCGGAACGACGTACCAGCATCGGAACCGAGCAGACCCGCCGACGCGAACGCCGCCAGAGACCCAACCGTCTCCTCAACGGACACACCAAACTGGTCCGCAACCAGACCCGCCTGACCAAGCGCCTGCGAGATGTCGCCCACGTTACCCATGGCCTTACCCGCACCCGCCGCCAGAAGGTCAGCCACATGCGTGGCATCGCTACCGTCAAGGCTGAACTGCTGGAGGGTGGTCGCAGCGATCTCCGCAGCCTCAGCGACACCAATGCCAGCAGCCGCAGCAAGGTCCATAGACCCCGTCAGCGCACCACCCAGGATCTCCGACGCCCCAAGACCAGCCTTCGCCAGTTCCTCAATCGCGTTCGCAGACTCCGTGGCAGAGAACACCGTCGTAGCGCCAGCCTCGAGCGCCGCGTCCCGCAGCCCCTCGATGTTGTCGCGGGCGTCCTCACCCGTAGCCGCAACATTCGACATCGCCTGGTCGAACTCTCCGAACTTCGCGACCGCAACCCCAAGCCCCGCAGCAATGACCGCGCCCGACGCAAGCGCCGTCCGGCCAAGAAGCGTGAACGCTTCCCGCTGCTCCGCAAGCTTCCGAGCCTCAGTCGCCGTCTCACGGGTCGCCGCAGCGGCCTTCTTCATCCCATCGACGTACTGCTGGTACCCAATCGACAGTTCAGCCTTAACCTGCCTAGTCATGCACCCTCCAGGGATGTATCTCGACCGGCAGTCCGGTACTGTTCGGTTGCATGAGGGCAAAGACCGTCACGGGCGCAGCACTAATAGCGGTCGCCGTGCTGCTCGCCGGCGTGACGGTCTACATGACCCTCGGACTGGACCTGCTACGAACCCTGTGGCTCTACACGCCCTCGTTGGTGCTGCTGGTCGTCGGTGTGTTCACGATCGTTTCTGCACGTCCCACACCAGCGAACCCAGATCGGTAGCCTTCGGGTTCTCCGCTTCGTAAGCCGCGCGCGCCTGATTCATCGCACGCATAGCCCAGTCCTGCCGCGGCTTAGCCACAAAAGCGAACTGGTTGTCCGGGTCGGTCGCCTCCGCAACCGTGTACCCGTGGGGGCCACGCCGAACCCGTGCACGGCGACGCGCCTCAAGCAACGCTGCAACATCCAGGGGCGAGAACTCCGCCTCACGGATCGTCACCGAGCTCACCAGACGGTCACCGTCGTACTCGTAAGTCGTCACCTCGGCCGGTTCCCAACCAGAGAGCCGGCGCGGTGAGACACCAATCTCGAGGGCTAGTTCCGCTTCTTCCTGGAACCGGCCCCCGAGGAAGCTTTTCCCAGTGTGAGAATCCTCGCCGCTGGTCCCTGCTGGTTCAGGCCCCACAGTTTCAGGGCGATGGTCTCCCGCCACGGGGAATCCAGAAGACCGTAGAGTTCAGCCCACTCCGCTGCGGTGGGATGCTCACCCGCTACCGTCAGATTGTCGACCGGGTAAGCACCAGCCGCAGCGTCGAGGTTGTAACCCAGGTTCGAGTCGAGCTGTGCACCCTTGCGCGGCGGGTTGATAGCCGTAATCGCGGACCATTCCGCGCCCAACAGTTTCGTGAACGTCAGGGCGACCATCTCGCCGCCAACAACCACGTTCGCCGAGTCAGTGACGGGTGTAGCCGCCTCCGCCCGGGCCTTCTCAATCAGTTCCTGAATGCTCATGTTCTCCACCTGTCTCCACCGTGAAGGGAACCGGGCTGGGTGGACGGTGGAGGAACCACCCAGCCCGGGGCTTGTTACGCAGCGATCGCGACGTCGTCCTCGGTGATGTCAATCACGAACAGCGTCTGCGTAAGGGTCTGCACACCGTTCTCAACGGGCGAGTCCTTACGCTGCTTGCCACACTCAACGGTGATGACATCGACAACCTGCGCCGCCGTCCACACCGTCGAGTTCGGAATCGAGTACCGAAGCGTCAGGTGACCCTTCGTGCCCTGAATCAGAGTCGCCGCAGCAACATCCGCGTCGTCACCGAACACGTACTGCACCTCGACGGTCTCGGTGATCTTGCCGGGACGCTCAAGGATCTGCTTCAGCGTCAGACGCGGGTCTTCGATCCGGGCCTCGTTGATCGTGCGCGTGAGGGTCTTCAGCGAGTAGGTCAGGTCGACGCCCGCAATGAGGTCCGCCGCGGACTTCGGGTCGTCAGCCTCCGCAGTCCATGTGATGCGAAGGTTGTCGTCCCAGTTCACGGACTGGGGAACGTCCTCAAGAGCCATGTCAGTTCTCCTCTGTCTTGTCGCCCGTGGGCGGCTCAATGGACACGGATGTGTCCGGTGTCTCCGCCACGGGGCGGAAGGTCTGTGAAAGCGCCACCATCCAGCGACGCCAATGCGCTTCGGTCACCGTCACCCGGTTCCCGTGCACGTCCTCGAGCACGATGTGATCCGGTGCGGTCGGTTTCGCCGGCAGCTTTCGCTTGCCCATGCGGACCCCCTTAACTGGAGAAGCCCCCGCACACGGCGAGGGCTCCTGCGAACTAGTGGTCATTCGGGATCGGCGGACCAACCCACCTCAACAACCGCGTAAACGATCGTCGGCTGCGGGTCCGTCTGCACCTGAATAGGCAAAGGCGACGAGAACCAGAGAGGCTTCGACCGCTCCCCCGCAACCGTGAGAGTGACCCCGACACCACCCGGGCAAAGCTTCGCCTCGAGCAGATCCAGAAGCCCCTGCACCTCGTCGGCGTCCCGCCCGACCAGATGTCCCGTGTAACGCGGATTCTTCCGAGACCGCGGACCCGTCAAACCCGTCTGCTCGTTCTCGCCCTGAGCCGGATGCCACACGATGTACGGCGCAACCGGCTTCGTCGTGCTGTTCGGGTACTGGGCTAGCGTGATGAACGTCTTCGTGGCGAACGCAACAAGTTCCTGCGTCTTCGCCTTCAACGCGTCAGTGTGCTTCTTCGACATCACAGACCCGCTTTCTTGTGCGCGTCATCCACAGCACGTTCAACACCCTTGATGAAGTCCGGCTCCTCCTCGTGGAGGGTGGTCACGAGCTCGCTACCGGGCGTCAGCGCGTTCGGTGAGTTGGGGGCGCCGAACTCCACAAGGTTGCCGAGCTGGCCTACATCCTTGTCCTTGTTGTAACCAATCTCGGACTGGATGACCTCAGCCCCGAACCCCTTGAAGTGCTTCACGTCGAAGTCGATCGCAGCCGCCGCCTGCTTGAAGTGCCGACGCCGCCCAACCTTCCGGGCCGCACCGCGCTTGATACGCACCGACGTGAACTTCACCGCGGACTCGAGGAACGGCCCGATGTTCTTCGGCACCGACTCAAGATCCGCAGCGAGACGGTCCAGATCATCGAAGTTGAAGGTGAGCCCGTCCGCCATCAGGTGACCCGTTCAACCGGATACCGTGACGCGGTAACCTGCCCAGCCTGCGCCTCACCCTTAGTGCGGAACACCCGCCCCACAAGGGACGCATCAGCGGTGGATGCAGTCACTCGCCACAGCACATCCACAGCCACGTTCGGCGTCGAACCCACCGCCACATGAATCTGGACATCCTGAACGGCCGGGACTTGTGACCCCTGCGCCCGCTCAGAAACCGTCAGAGTCGGATACTTCACCCGACCTCTGACGTCCGCGTAGACCGTCACCTCGGTATCGGTGTACAGCCCATCAGCATCCGGCCCAGTACGCGTGATCGTGTACGCCTTGAACGTCTCCGTGAACCGTGCCTCAGCCTGCGCGCGACCCATCCCCAGCGCCCCACTAAGGATGCTCACCGGGTCTCCACCACCGTCACATCACCACGGCCGAACTGGCGGCGGATGAGTGCCTGCTGCGGCTCCGGGAGCACCATCCCAGACCCGGTGCCACCGTCCGCGAACGCGGCCCGGAAGTCGTCAAGCGCGACGGACGACAGCCCACCAAAGGTGAGCCCCGTCCCCGTCTCGACGGCAAGGATCGCCTGCGACACGAGAACAGCGGAGAAAGACACCAGCACAGGCGGCGCCGTAGCAACACCCCACGTGAACGTCACATCCACCGGGTCATCACACGACACCGTCAAATACCCGGGACGGTACGTGTAATCAACCGCCACCGCATCACGCTCAACCGCATCCACGGACACGACCGGATACTGAGGCAAATCAACCCGCCCAGCATCCGGCCATGCCGTGAACGTCGAAGTTGTCGTCGGGTAAACGTCCTGCCCGATAACCGACCGAAGGTACGCGGAAGCGTCCACCAACAGTGTGGTGACCCACTCATCCTCCGCACTCGTAAAAGTACGGTTCAGACGAGCGGCGACAGCGTCA